ATGAGCCGGGTGCCGGGCGAGTTTGACGGAATCTTTGTCGTGGTGGGGCAGCAAAAGCCCATGAGCCCTCCGCCGACCCCGCTTGCGTCGGTGAAGTTTGTGCGTGAGGTCAAGGATGCGTTGGGGCTCGATGATGACGCGGCACCGGCAGCGGCTGACTGGGTTGTGGGGAAGCTGCATCGGTTTTTAGCCATTGACGCTCAGCCTGTGTTCGATATGGAAGGGCAGGGACCGTTGTGCTCGGCTTGTTTCATGTTCTGGCCGCTGTGTGGGCATCACGTGTTATCTGAATGGTCGCCGGACGCTGACGAGGAAGACGAGGCGGGTTCTGATGGATGACCGTATCAAGGTGAAGCGGTGGCCGGGTCGTGTCACGCGGGTGGAGGTTCGCACTGATGATCTGGATGACATTGGTGAGGAGACGTTCACGCGGAGTCTGGCGGAGGCGGGCTTGGAGTCGCATATGCGGGTTGGCCTGCCGAGGGTATCGAAGTCGTCACCGTATGTGGTGACGATTCTTTTTGACGAGGGGCGTACCGATCAGGGTGCGCCCGGAACGGAGGTGACGCTGTGAAAAACCAGATGGCCGCCTACTGGGAGGCGGCGCTTACCGCGAGCCTGCCGGTTCTTGTGCGGCCGCGTGCGCAAACCGAAGCGCGACGACACGAGGCGGCATACAAGGCCGCACGGATGGTCCCGCTTCAAGTTCTCGAAGCTGTCAATGAGGCGACCCAGCTCGGGGCCGACGCTGACGAGCTGATCACAGCAGTAAACGCTGCTGCACGAGCTGCCCAGATGCGCTGGTCGGGTCGCGGCGTCCACGGAACGGACGTGAAGCTGTGAAGCGAGTATTTAGGCTGCTGGCCGCGTTCGTGGATGCTCTCTCGGCGTCGTTCGAGAAGTTCGCGGCCGAGGCACGGGAGAACACCAAAAAGTACCCCGACCGCGAGTATTGGCGTGGATACTATGACGGCGCCCACGATGCCCGAGGTACCCATGAGTGACCGCTTATGCGCCCGCGGGTGCGACCGTGAGGCTTTGCATGGGTTCCTGATCTGTGATCGGTGCGCGTCCAAGGTGAACCGGGCCCTCACGGAAGCCCCCGGGGTGGTGGAACATCTACGGTCCCTCAACAGCCCGTTGAAAGCCGCCGTGTACGACCGGGAAATCGTGTCCGGTGGCGGGCCCGGGTTCGCGCAGGCCCCGATGGATCTCGGCCCGATCGACGCCGCCGACACCATCGTGTCCAGCCTCGTGCACTGGGCCCGCCACTTCGGCGACACCCAGGACTACTGGGGCCTGGCCGCGGGCCTCCCGTCCTATACGAGCCTCGGCCACGCATACCGCATGACCGAACGCGCCGCCGGCTACCTCATCGCTCACGGCGAGACCATCGCCGCGAGCATCGAAGTCCTCGACTTCATGGACGCCCTGTTCACCCCGCCCGGCGACACCTGGACCATCGGGAAGGCCGCCGCCGTCTACCCGACCAGAGACCGCCCGTACCGGCACCGGCAACCCTGCCCGCGCTGCGACCGCCGGTCCATCGAGGTCGCCCCACCCGGCGACTTCCAGCAAGAAACCAAATACCGATGCCGTTGGGAAACCTGCGGCTGGACGCCACCATACGACGAACTCGTGCGGTGGCGTTCTTATTTTGACGACACCACCACATCGAAGGAGAAATAACCATGGAACAGATCAGCAAGCGGCTCATGAACTGGGCCTCGATCCTCCAGCCCGACACGCGAGCGCAGGCCGAGACGGCATCGCGTATGCCGTTCATCTTCCCCCACATCGCGCTGATGCCCGATGCTCACCTCGGGAAGGGTGCCACCGTGGGAAGCGTGATCCCGACCGAAGGGGCGATCATTCCGGCCGCGGTGGGCGTGGACATCGGCTGTGGCATGATCGCCGTGCGCACGCAGTTCACCGAGCGCGACCTCGACGGCCTTGACCGCAGCCTGCTGCGCTGGGCTATCGAGGATGCGATCCCACTCTCGGCCGGCAAGTACAACGAGGCCGAGACTGCGACTGCACGGGACCGCAATAACGGGCTCATGTTCGCGGCCTTCTTCCACGGGTTCGACCCGGCGAACTACGTCGGCAACTGGCGGCTGCAGCTGGGCACGCTCGGATCGGGGAACCACTTCATCGAGGTGTCCCTGGACGAGGAGGATCGTGTCTGGCTGTTTCTGCACTCGGGATCACGAGGCGTGGGCAACAAGATTGCCCAGCGCCACATCAAGGTGGCCCAGGACTACGCACGCCGGAACTTCATCACCTTGCCCCACCCCGACCTGGCGTACCTGGTGGAAGGCACCCCGGAGTTTGAGCAGTACATCATCGAGCTGCAGTGGGCGCAGGACTTTGCCCTCGCTAACCGTGAGGAAATGATGGACCGCGTTATCGAACAGTTCACCGTTTGGGCTGGTGTCGAAGTGGTCGAGCACGAGCGCGTCAATTGCCACCACAACTACACTGCCCGCGAGGAGCACTTCGGGCGCACGGTGTGGCTATCCCGCAAGGGCGCGATCGACGCCTCGGAAGGGACGCTCGGGCTGGTGCCGGGGTCGATGGGTACTCGGTCGTATGTGGTCGAAGGCCTCGGAAACAAGCTGTCGTTGAACTCCTCACCACATGGTGCCGGCCGCGAGTACTCACGCAGCGCCGCCCGCAAGACCTTCACGCGCGACCAGCTGCGCGAGGCAATGGCCGGGATCGAGTACCGCGACACCGACGCGTTTATCGATGAGATCCCCGCAGCGTACAAGGACATCGACGTGGTCATGGAAGATTCCAAGGATCTCGTCGCGATCCGGCATACCCTGCGCCAGATCGTGAACGTGAAGGGAGACTAATGACCGAACGGGGGCAGGTCCAGGCATGGGCCACCGTCAAGGACGCCGCGGCCATAATCGGCCGAACCCGCAAAACGATCTACGGATGGATCCGTGATGACCGGCTAGAGTGCATCGGCGGTCAGGTATACATGCCCGACGTGGAAGAGCTCTACGCCATCATGTCTCGCAGACGCGGGAAGGGCCGCCTGAAAAACAAAGGTGACAAGGGTAACTCCGATGGGGTATAATCGACATGTCGAAGAACTATCCCAGGAACCAAAACCTGGATAGGCGCACGAAAGGCCACTCCCTCACCGGAGTGGCCTTTTTGCGTTTAAAGACCAGGTGCCAGGGCCGCAAGTCCCTCATTGAGCAGTGGCGCAGCGAGAGCACCGAACGCGCTGGGGTAGCTCACCCCGTGTCTCCTCCACATGATCGAGCGTGCGCGGCCGCCGGGTTGACCTTTCCCCGACGGCCGCGCCCTGCCGTACATGACTTGGCGGTAAGCCTGAGACACTGAGATCCCACTGATTATTTCAATAAAGGAGTGGACAGCAGGCCTCCACAAATACTAGGGTTCAGTTATAAGTAACACGCCTAGTTGAAGGGTGTGGCTCCTAATGCATGGAAGAGGCAACTTATGTCCACGATCCTAGCGACCCGCGGGTCGCTTCTAATTGACGACGAGCTTAGGCTTAACGCTACCGCTGTGGTCGATGAGGTCGGCGACGAGGAGCTGGAGCGCTTCTCAATAACGACGACCACGGGACGCGTGGTTTCGATCGATGGCGATGTCGGCGCTTTGGTCCGAGCAGTCCTTACTCGCGTAGCCCAGGGAGGAGAGTTATCAGTTTTAACTCTGCCGGAGACGTTAACTACCTCCACTGCAGCAGACGTGTTAGGTGTGAGCCGAACCACAGTGATGAAGCTCATTACGAAGGGCGATCTGGCTACAACCATGGTAGGCACGCACCATAGGGTGAGCTACAAAGACGTCATTGCGTTAAAGAAAGCGCGGCGTGACGCTCAGAACACCGCGATTGAACAGCTTTTGTTACTTGATGGTGATGTCTAAGTAGTTTTGAGGACGCTATGCTGGGGCGGTGATGCCTTCCGTAGTGTTTCTAGATGCGAACGTGCTGTACCCGCGAACGATTTGCTCCTGGCTGTTTCTCCTCAAGAAGTACTCTGGGGGGACCTTATTTCGTCTGGTTAGCTCGCAGGACAGCCTCATCGAGGCAACGTATCACTTTAGGAAGAGTCGGCCGGCAGCAGACGGTGATGTAATTTCACGCAAGTATGCGCTTATTGTCGAGTCGCTAGACGATTTTATGCTCTCGTTTTCCGGGGATGTTGAATACCCAGGAAAGGACGTGGATGACCACCATATACATGCCGCTGCTCTATCCTGCCAAGCTAAGTACCTTGTAACGGACGACGGCGGGTTTTCGGAAATAGACCCGGATTTACTGCCTTACGAGGTTCATACGTCAGACTCCTTTTTTGTACTAATTGCAGAGAACTCCCCATCGCTAGTGGACCGTGTTATCGCAAGCCAGCTGGCCTATTTTCAGGACAAGGGCAAAGAGCCAAGACTGGCAGAAAGCTTGAGAGCAGCTGGCTGCCCGCAATTTGCCTGCATAATTGAAACTCACTTGGAGCGAATGGCGAAAGGAAAAAGCACTCACGACGTCGCCTCCCGTATTGAACAGCCTGAACTTTCGCGCCGTGTATCGTAACGAATGTAGTGGCCTTCGAATTTTCAAACTTGCAATCGAGTAATTTGATTCACATCGTTGTGGTGCAATTTAAAGCTGGTTCAGTACAACCATAGACATAGGTAATCCCATTCGACCCGACAGTATTTCTACGTTCGTTTCCACCCTGCCCCATCACATCGATGGGGCTTTTCTCATTTAAGGAGCACCACGTCATGAACTCGCTGCTAGCCTTCCTCGTCTGCTACTCCGCAATCATGACTGTGGGGCTCTGGGGGTACATCGGGCCGCGCCATAGCCGCCTGGGACGTGAATGGCTGGAAGCTCGCGCCGACTCCCGGGAGCTGAGAGAGCGACTGCGCTGGATCGAGGGCGAGCTGGTTAGCCGCAGCATCGAGATTGACTGGCCGCAGGAGCGCCTCCTCACCGCCGAGGACCTGAACGGATGGGACCACAACCATGCACCCCTGCCCTGAGTGTTCTGCCGAGTACCCGTCACCGTTGGCAGCTGTCGAGTGTGGCGAGGCTGACCGGGTGCAGGACCGCCGAAACCGCGAATGGCTGAGAGGAGCCCGCAATGGGAAAGCCTCTCCCCCGCGATGAAGCCACCAACGCACTCATCGTTTCCGCTATTGGAACACGCCTGTCATGGGTGGCGCTGGACAACGGCAACGGAACCCGCGTGAATGGCCGATACCTCAAAACAGACCTGATCCAGTTCGACCCCAACGGCCGCCTTGCCACTGATCACGACGGGAACCTGATCATCAAACGCAAGCGAGTACGCATCCGGCGAGGTCACCCCTGGCGAGGTGTACGACCGTGAACGCCTCCCAATGCGCCAAGGAGGGTAGATGAGCGATACACCTATCTACGACATGCTCGACCTTGGCCGGCGCACTGATGATGATGCCCTCCTAGTGAAGATGTTCATGAACCTCGGGCTGATAGCGCCTGCCCGACCAGAGCATCAGTTCTCTCAGGGTGGACTCGTTGGCCCAGGACCGCGAGTCGACCTTTGCAGCGCGTTCCTCGCACACCCGGCATCCGCCGCGCAGAGAGAACGAAACATGCGAATACTGCGCGAAACCCAAGACCGGCTCGACGCCCCCACAACCTAAAAGAATCGAGGTGCCCATGACCGAGCGCCGAACATTCGAGGATGAACAAACGCGCGTAGATGCCCGCGCCCTGTACGACGAAGGTTTGGGATGCAACGCGATCGCTCGCGAACTCAACATCTCAGCATCTTCCGTGTCCCTGTGGGCGAAACGTGAAGGTCTCAAATTTGACCGCGCACAGGTCGCCGAGGCCAACCGGGCGCATGTGGCTGATCTTGCTGCTGCGCGTATCCGGTTGGCTACGAAACTCACCACGGTCGCCGAGAGCGCGTTGGACTCCCTCGACGAGGAGTACCTGGTGTACAACTTCGGCGGCAAGGACAACGAGTACAGGGAGCACACGCTGTCGAAGGCCCCGATGGATGCACGTCGCACGGCGGTCACGATGGGCGCTGTGGCGTTCGATAAAGTCTCGCGCATTGTTGAACGAGAGACCGACGTTACGGGCGCTGAGTCCACCCTGGCGGCGTTGAAGGCTGGGTTCCATGCTGTCATCGGCGACGTTGATAGCGCATCGGATGACGATGTCGAAGCTGAGGGGTAACCCGGAGGCGTTCGAAGGGCTCACCTCGGTCATGTCGCTCGCGCAGATGCGTTCTGTGGTGCGCGCTGAGGAAAAGAAGATCGCGTTGTGGTCTGGCGCGGTGTCGGCGGGGAAAACGTTCGTGTCTCTGTGGGCGTTCCTCATGGCGATCATGGAGGCCCCCAAGGGCGGCAACATCATCATCGTGGGGCGCACGCTGGACACGGTGTACACCAACGTGTTCGTGCTGCTGCAAAACCCGGAGATTTTCGGGGAGCTCACGAAGTATGTGTCGTACACGCGCGGGGCCAAGACGGCGACGATCCTCGGACGCACCGTGTTCCTGTACGGCGCGAACGATGCCAGTTCGGAGACGAAGATCCGAGGGTCCACCGTGGGCCTCGCCTACGTCGATGAGGTCACCATCCTCCCCGAGGGGTTCTGGGACATGCTCATGACCCGTCTCCGAGTCGCCGGTGCCCGAGTCCTCGCCACCACCAACCCGGGTTCCAAGAACCACTGGTTGCGGAAAAAGTGGATCTTGAAGGCGGAGAAGAAAAACCTCATCCACTTCCCGTTCACGATGGACGACAACCCCTCGTTGAAGCCCGGGTACATCGCCGACATGAAAGCCCAGTTCGCGGGCGTGTTCTACGACCGGTTCATCCGCGGCCTGTGGACCAACGCCGAAGGTGCCGTGTACAACTCGTGGGACGAGAAGAAACACATGATCAGGTGGCAGGACATGCCGCCCATCGCCCGTGTCCTCGCCCTCGGGGCCGACTACGGAACCACGAACACCACTGCGGCACTGCTCCTCGGCATCACCGCTGAGGAACGTCCCCGCCTGGTGCTCATGGACGAATGGTCCTACTCCTCGAAGAAACACCACGGGCACACCCTCTCCGACGCCCAGCTGTCCGCTCGGCTCCTCGAATGGCTCGACGGCACCGAGCACTCCCCTCACGGGCAAGTGATCCCGGAAATGCTGATCCTCGACCCGTCCGCAGCATCCCTCCGGGCACAGCTCGCCGAGTCTGGCCGCAACACGTGGCCGGCACACAACCGGGTGGACAAAGGCATCGCCCTGGTCGCGTCCCTACTGTCCGCCGGGGTGCTGCTCATCACCGACCGATGCGAAGGCGTCCTCGAAGAAATCACCGAGTACTCGTGGGACCCCAAAGCCACCGAGGCTGGCGAGGACAAGGTCGAGAAGGTCGATGATCACTTCATGGACGCCATGCGTTACGCGATCTACACCACCCGTTCCACCTGGCTGCCGTATCTGCGGTACGCCCTCGCCGCTTAGGAGGCCCCATGCCGCTACCGGCTGAAAACTCGGCGTTCCCGCCGGCCCCGTTCGATACCGCTTACGCCAGCTATGCCGAGAACGAAGCCTGGTATCTGGGGGACCTCAAAAAGCTCGGCGAGATCTACTCGCAGAACGGCGCCACACGGCAGGCCACACATTTGCACAACGGCACCCTCCACCGGGGCGGCCTCATGGGCGGGGTGTCTCGCATGTTCTGGGGCCGCCCGGTCCCGCCCGGGCAGGAGTCCCGCCGGCTGCACATCCCGGCACCGGCCGACCTGGCCATGCTCGCCGCCGACTACGGGTTCGCTGAACCCCCGACGGTAGCGCTACCGGCCAAGGTGAACACCGACACCACCACCTCGACCAAGATCGACACCATCCGACGCGAGCAGGTGCGCCTCGACCTCATCGCCAACTCCGACGCGGTGAAAGCCACCTGGAACGAAATGGGCGAGCTCAAAAGCGTGTTCGGGGCGTGCGCGGTCATCACCGAATGGGACCGTGAAGTCGCCGATCATCCGTGGCTGCGGTCCGTGGCCGCCGACAGCATCATCCCCGAATGGCGAGGATCCAAGCTGTCCGCCCTCACCCTGTGGACGGGCTACCCGGACCCGAACCGCCCGAACGTGGTCTACCGGCACCTGCAGCGGCACGAGGTGGGGCGGATCGTGAACCGCCTGTACAAGGGCACGAGCACCAAAATCGGCTCCGTGGTGCCCCTGCAGACCCTCCCCCAGACCGAGTACCTGGCCGCGATCACCTCTGAGGGTCAAGACGAGGGCACGCTACTCACCGGCATCAAACGTCTCACCGCGTCATACAACATCAACATGCCGTCGCGTGAATGGCGAAAGCTCGGCGACCTGCGCAATGCGGGCCGCAGCGACTTCGCCGGGATCCTCCCCCTGTTCGACCAGCTGGATGAGACCTGGACGGCATGGTCGCGATCGATCCGCCTGTCTCGGGCCCGGATCACCGCACCTGCAGCGTTCCTCACGTCCAACGGCCCCGGCCAGGCGTCCACGTTCGATGAGGACCGCGAAGTGTTCACCGGCCTCGACCGCCCCATCGGCGACTCGGAGACCGGTTCGGGCCTGGACTTCTTCCAGCCTGATATCCCGGTTGAGCAGTACGAGGCCACCGCGTACGCCCTGTACCGGGAGATCCTGCGCGCGGCCGGGTACAGCCCGTCCGCATGGGGCGAGTACGGCAACCAAGTGAAGACCGCCACCGAGGTCCAGGACCGCGAGAAGTCGTCTGAACGCACCCGGGACAAGAAAGCCCTGTACGACAAGGCTGCGATCTCCGAGCAGGCCTCGGTCGCACTGGAAATCGACGGCCTCGTGTTCCCGGGCAAGGGCGGCGGCCGGTTCGATCTGCCCTCGGTCAGCTTCCCCGCGGTATCCCAGTCGGATCCGCTGCGTGACGCACAGGTCATCGGGCTGCTCGACGGGGCCCGGGCGATCACGGTAGACACCAAGGTCCGCACCGCTCACCCCGACTGGGATGACGCGCGAGTCCGCAAGGAAGTCGACGGGATCCTCGCCGACAGCCAGCCCGCAGCGGACCCGGCCAGCCCGAGCTTCTAACCGGAAGGGGTGCAGATGTTCGTTCCACCTGAGCATCTGCTCCCCTCGATCCTGGTTGACGAGCTCGGCCGTCTGGTCGCCTCGGTGTATGGGGATCTGGAACGGCAGCTGGTGGCCCGCGCGAAAGCGATCTTCGCCGAAGGCATGGATGAGCGCCCCGACCTGACCCGCCGCATGCAGGCCCTCCGCGAGTTGGAAGCCGAAGCACGGCGCATGGTCGCCGGCGTCAGCCCGGCGTTCGCGTCCGAGATCATCGGGATCGCCGCCGAGCGCGGCATCCAAGCGGCAATCACCGCGCTTGGCATCATCCCGAACCTCGACCGGGCCTCGCTCATGCGCCCCGCTGATGCCCGAGCGATCACCGCGCTGACCGCGGACCTGCACAACGGCCTCACCGAGGTCCACCGCCGCATCCTCCGCTACCCACAGGACGTGTACCAGCGGGTGACAGCCTGGACCACCCCCGAAGTGCTGTCCGGCAACGCCACCATGCTGCAAGCGCAGCGCAACGCCGTGTCCCGGTTCCTCTCCGAGGGCGTCACCGGGTTCGAAGACAAGGCCGGGCGCAACTGGCGCATCGGCACCTACTCCGAAATGGCCACCCGCACCGCGGCCGCCCGAGCCTGGACTGACGCCGGGATCGGCACGATGCAGCATTCCGGGATCAACCTGGTGTCCATCGTCATCGGCAACGGGGCGTGTGAGCGCTGCTCGGTGTGGGCGGGGAAGATCCTCTCCACTGACGGCACCCCGGCCGGCACCTACGAAATGCCCCACACAACCGAGGACCATGACATTCGGGTTCGGGTCGACGGCACCCTCGATGATGCTCGCAAGGCCGGGTTGATGCACCCCAACTGCGGGTGCGCGGCCGTGGCCTACCTCCCCGGGCTCACCGTGGTGGCTGATGCGACCACCTACGACCCGCAATCCGAGGCCGACCGGGCACGACAGCGCACGCTCGAGCGGGAGGTGCGGCAGGCCAAGCGGGACATCGCAGCCGGTAACAACGTCGCCGACGCGAAACAGGACCTCAAAGACGCCCAGGCCGCGCTCCGGGAGCACACGAAAGCCACCGGGGTACGGCGCAAGTCGTACCGGGAGCAGCTGTGGTTCGCCGACGGCCCGCCGAACCCTCCGAAACGCGGTGTCATCGCCGAGGGTAAGGGCTACCTGCTGGACCTCCACAACCCCTACACGCGCCTCGCAGACGCCGGGCTAGACATCACCCCACTCGACGGCTACAACGCCCGCATATCCGGTGCCCGCTGGACCACTAGACGCGCCAAGGGCGACGGCCGCGACCTCACCACGCTACTCGGCGACGCCGGCCGCAACTCAAACCGTGCCGTCATCGACATCAGCGCCTCCACACTTCCGACCGGGCAGGCCCTGGAACGGATCACCGAATACGCCGAACAGTCCGGCCTCACCGAGGTCATGCTGATCACCCCGAAACGGGTCGCGCGATTCGACCTTCAACGCGGCTGGCTCCCAGTCGCCTAAGCCTCCACACACGTGGGGGCTTTTTTCGTACCCATCGAGCCCGCCGGGAGCGGGACGAAAGGAACATCATGCTGCACATCATCGCTCGCCCGTACCTCGCCCCCATGGATCGTCTGTCGCTGCGCGGCATCCGGTTTATCGAGGGCGGTGGAGAAGGCGCGGCCGGTACCACTCCGGACCCCGCTGCTGCACCCACCCCGGGGCAGGCCCCCGCAGGTGACAGCGCACCCACCGAGCCCGGCAACCTCGACGTCGAAACGGCGAACAAGGAAACAGCAAAGGCTCGCGCCGAGGCCGCCAAGTACCGCACCGCGAAGACCGCGGCGGAAGCCGAAGCCGCGAAGGCCGCAAAGGCCCTGGCCGACATCACCAAGCTGCTCGGCGGAGGCGACGAAGCTCCCACCCTCGAACAGCTAACCCAGACCGTGCAGGAGCGCGACAGTGCCATCGCCACCGCCACCGAGGCCCAGGCGGCCCTGGCTCGCGAGAACGCCGTGCTGCGCGCCGCCCCCGGCCTGAACGCCAACGGCGACAGCCTGCTCGACTCCCGCGCCTTCACAACCACGCTCGCCGGCATCGACCCGGCCGACGCGGACGCGGTAAAGGCCGCGATCACCGCAGCACTGACCGCAAACCCCGCCCACGCACTCACCCAGGTCGCCGGATCCTCCGGCCCCGGCGCGGGCGGCGGCCAGCAGACCACCAAGACCAAGCCCACCCTCCAGAGCGCCGTAGCCGCGGTTCTGGGCGGATAACCGAAAGGAGCACACTGTGCCCGTTTCCCTGCTCGAAGCAAAGAACAACACCTCCGACGACATCAACCACCTCGTCATCGACGAGTTCCGCAAGTCGAACGCGATCCTCGACTCGATCGAGTTCGACGACATCGTGAACCCCAACGGTGGCGGCGGCACCCTCACCACCGGATACCGTCGTCTCAAGACCCAGGCCACCGCGAACACTCGTGAGATCAACACCGAGTACACCCCGCAGAACGTCGAAACGTCGATGCACTACGTTTCGCTCGCGGTGCTCGGTGGCACCTTCCAGGTAGACCGCGTCGTCGCCAAGCTCGGTGCCGCCGCGTCCGGTGCGGTCGCGCTGAACCTGGCGCAGAAGGCGAAGTCCACCGCCGCACTGTTCAGCGACCTCGTCATCAACGGCGACACCGCGACCAACGCCGCCGCGTTCGACGGTCTGGACAAGGCCCTCGTGGGCTCGTCCACCGAGTTCCGTCCGGGACAGGTGACCAACTGGTCCGACTTTGACAGCGACAGCCGTGCCGAGCACAAGGCCCTGGACGCGATCGACGAGTTCCTTTCCACCCTCGACGGCACCCCGACCGTCATCGTGGGCAACGCCGCGTCCCTCGCGCGGGTGCGCGCTGCGGCACGTCGCGCCAACATGTACACCAAGAGCCCCGTTGAGGGCCTGGCCGGTCCCGACGGCCGACCGATCGAGCGTGAGACCTACGGCGGCCTGATCCTCGTCGACGCGGGCGCTAAGTCCGGGTCGAATGACCTGATCATCCCCGTCGAGGAGCGCACCATCGGCGGCAACACCGTGACCGGCCTGACCGACCTGTACGCATACCGCGCAGGCCTCGACGGATTCCACGGTGTCTCCACCACCGGCGGCAGCCTCATCGACTACTACCTCCCCGACTTCACCAACGTGAAGGCGGTACAGGAGGGCGGTGTCGAGCTCGGCCCCGTCGCCGTCGCACTCAAGGCCACCAAGGCCGCCGCGGTCTTCCGCAACATCAAGGTTCGGTAACACCCCGGGCGGGCGTACACACGTGCGCCCGCCCGGCCTCACAGAAAGGGCCCCCATATGCCCAAGATCACCACCCCCGTAACGGGATTCACCGGTGAGGTTGCCGGAGTGCGCTTCACCGACGGCGAAGGCGAGACCACTAACCCGGCCGCGATCGCCTACTTCCACCGTCAGGGCTACAAGGTAATCCTGACCGCCGCTGAGACCAAGGCCGCCGCGAAGGCCGCCGAGGAGGCCGAACAGGCCCGCGTTGCAGCCGAGGCAGCGGGCAAGCCCGGCGTCGTTGACGCCGTGACCAAGGATGAGCTCGTCGCCGCGGTCCTGGAAGCTCTCCCGAAGGCCGAGGTCGCCCCGCTCGATCCCCCCACCGAGCCCGAACCGGCCCCCAAGGCCAAGTAGGAGGAGACGATGACCGTAACGATCAAGCTCCCCGGGGATCACCCGGGCGAGGAACTGCACGCGGGCATCATCTTCACCGACGGCAAGGTCCGCGTAGACGAGGTGTCGCCCAACGCGGAACGGTACCTGGTGTGGAACGGCGCGAAGGTGTCCAGCACCAAGCCGCGCCCGGCCCCCGAGGTGGCCCCAGATGGGGAAGCCTAAGCCGTACGCGACGCCGGAAGACTACGCCACATGGACCGGCGAGACCATCCAAGTCTCGCCGGTCCTGTTGCGTCGCGCGGAGATTCGCGTGCGCAGCATGCTCACCGGCGTCGTCTACCCCGTGGACGCTGACGGCAACGCGACCGACCCGGAGCATATCCAGGCCCTCATGGAAGCGACCTGTGCGCAGGCCGCGTTCTTCGAGGACACCGGCGACATTTCCGGGTCGCTCGCGGTGCTCGGCGGCGCATCCATCGGCACGGTGAAGCTCGGCACACCCACCACCGCGGCGGGCGGCAAGGGCTCGGCGGTCGATCTGCGCTACAGCAGCGAAGTCGCCGACATCCTCGCTGCCGCCGGCCTCGACAAGCGAACGGTGGTGTTCAGGACGTGAAGATCCCGAAACGGCTGATGCGCCACCAGGTCACCATTCGACGGGTCGTCGGGGAAGGGTCCACCGGGCCTATCCTCGGCGACCCCGAGACGGTCCGCGCCCACGTCGAGGACGGCGTCACCCGGGTCATCACCGGGGTGGACGGGCAGCAGGAAACCTCCACCGGTCTCGTCATCCTCGATCCCGGTCTACCGCCGGGCCCGCGGTCCACGATCATCACCCCCACCAGGGAGGCGATCGTGCTCGCGGTCGAGGTGAAAGACCATCCCGACGCCCCGTCGCACCTCGTGGTGCGCATCCAGTAAGGAGGCCCAATTGGCCGATTTCAAGTGGAACGGGCCCGACGTTATCGCCGCGATCCAGGCGGCCTCAGTCGTCGGGTTGAACCGGGCCGGGGAACGCCTCAAAGCCGTCGCGGTATCCAACGCCCCGATCGAAGACGGGCCGCTGCGGCAGTCCGGGGCCGTCACCCCGGCATCCGACGGCGATCTCGAGGTCACGGTGTCGTTCAACACCCCGTATGCGGTGAGGCAGCACGAGGAACTGGGCTGGTCCCACCCTCGCGGCGGCCGCGCCAAGTACCTCGAGGGGCCGTTGAAGGAAAACGAGGCCGAACTGGTCGCGATCATGCAGAAACCGATCCGTCAGGCCCTCAAATGAGCGCCCCGACGGCGCTGCTGACCGGCATAGCACGGCGCATCGCCGCCGAAGGCACCCTCACCTACCGGCCCGCCGGCCAGGCGTTCCAGCCGGGCGAGAACCCGATCACGTTCGGCAGTCAACACCCGACCGCGCCGATCACCGCATGCCTCACCGACTACACCCCCGCCGACAGCCTCACCCGCGCCCGCGAGGCCCGCATCCAGGTGCGCATCCGCCACCCCGACTATCTCGCCGGCGGCGACCTCGGCGAAACCCTCCGCGGGCTACTCCACGACGCCCGGTATCTCGACTTCGACGGGATCCCGGTGTCACACATCACACGCCTCTCCACGGCACCGCTCGGGCTCGACTCCAAGGGCCGGCACGAGTGGACCCACAACTACCGGGTGCTTTACGCCCAACCGACCTCCAAGGAGACCCCATGACCAAGTACGAAGACGTGAAGCCCACCGAGGGTTCCATCGCCAACACCTTCGAGTACATCTTCGACATCAACACCGGCACCTTCGATGCGCCGGTGTGGACGAACGTGCCCGACATCACCGCGCTGAACCCGCAGTTCACCCCGAAGCTCAAGGACATCGCCACCTACGCCCACAAGGGCAGCTCGGCCCAGGCCAAGACCGGCAACGACTTCGTTCTCGACTTCAACATCATGAAGATCCGGGACAACACCGGCGAGTTCCAGGCCGAGTGGCTCAAGCTCAAGGCCGCCTCGGACGCTCTCGGCGCGGCCAACAACATCGGCTTCCGCTTCTACGACGCTCTAGGCGCATCCGACGCCTACCAGGGCGTCGCGGCCGTGTCCCGCGGCAACCGCCCCGACACCAGCAACGACGGCGTCGCCTACGACCAGTTCGTCCTCACCGGCAACGGTCAGGTCAAGCCGATCGCCAACCCCGTCAAGGCTCCCGGTAGCGGCGACTAGCCCACCGGCATCAACCCCGGGGCGCGGATTCGTGGATGGTCCGCGCCCCGGCTTCACATCCACTCACCCACCACAATCTTTAGGAGCATCATGCGCACCGACATCACCGCAGAGCAGCGCGGCCGCCACCTGTACATCACCGTTGCCGCCGGCAGCGAGGACGCGATCGAGTACAAGGTCGCCCCGGTCAAAGGCATCGACGCCGGCGCGGCCCTGCTCGGACAGGCGCTGACGATCTACACCGGAAACGCCGACGACGTCCAGGCTGCCTCGGAAGCTCTCGCAACGGCCGGTCTCGGCGCGGAAGTGCACGCCAAAGCATCCGGCGAACTCCGCCCCGATGAGTTCGAGGCCGTGGCATTCGCCGGAGTCCTCTGGAACGCCCACGGCGGCGGGTTCAAGCTCGTGGAGACCCTTTTCCAGGACGGCCTCCCAAAAGCACTGACCGATCTATTCGAAAGCGCTGGGGCGCAGATGGTCCTAGCACCGACGACATCGCCGAGTACGGAATCGGAGAACCCGACCCCGTAACCGGTCGGTACCCCCGCTACGAGTACCCCAAATGGCTCCGAGACGAGATCCAGGGACTCGGAAGGCCCACCCAGCAGGCGCAACCCAGCGCCGGGGTGGGCCTTCGCGATTTCTGGGGCCACGTCTTCGAGGTCTTGTGGACCGACGTCGCGTGCGATTTCCAACAGGTCTACGGCATCGACCTCGATGACGTAGCCGACCGCTCCTGGCACTGGATCCACGCACGAATCATGGGCCTGCTCTCGACCGAATCCCGGCTATCCGCATGGGTCGCCGCCCAATCTAAGGAGGCCTGATGGAAGTAGGCACGCTTACCGCCCGCCTCACCCTCGACGGCAAACGCGAATTCGATTCCGGGGTCGCTGACTCCGGTCGAAAGATGAGCGAAACCGCCCGTGAGGCGAGCTCGGCTGGGGCGACGATAGCCAACGCGTTCAAGGCCGCCGCCGGCACTGCGGTCATGCTCACCGCCGGCGTCGCCGCGACCGGCGTGGCCGTGTTCAAAACCGGCGCCGCATACAACTCCATGCAGCAGAACGCCCGCCAGGGCCTCTCCACCGTCATGGGCTCCGCAAAGGCCGCGGCCGAGCAGATGGACCGCCTGGACGCTTTCGCGAAAAACTCGCCATTCTCCAAGGCCGTGTTCATCAACGCGCAGCAGCAGCTCCTCGGCTTCGGTGTGGAGGCGAAAAAGGTCATCCCGACCCTGGACGCCGTTCAGAACGCGGTCGCCGGTATCGGCGGCTCGAACCAGGAAATCAGCGAGGTCGTCTCGATCCTCGCGAAGATCCGATCTGGCGCGAGCTTCGGCCAAGAGGACATGAACCAGCTGGCCGACCGCGGTATCAACGCAGCCGACCTCATGGCCAAGGCCTTCGGGAAGTCCGAAATGGAATTCCGCGATTCGATCTTCGGCAACCCGCTCAAGGGGAAGGACGCACTCAAGGCGTTCGACGCCCTGGTCGAGGGTATGGGCACGAAGTTCGCCGGAACCACCGACAAAATCAAGGAACAGTGGACCGGTGCGGCAGACCGCATCAAGGCCGCCACCCGAGACATCGGCTCCGCTATGGCTGAGCCGTTCATCTCGAAGTCCGGCGGCGGGCTCGCGGTCCGCTGGGGCAACGACTTCGCCGACGTACTGCGCGGCGTAGAGCGGCAAACGAAGTCCCTCGTGCCTGTGATGATGAGCGGGCTCGCCCCGGCCGTAACCGCGGTCGATGGGGCGTTCATGCGCGCCAAGATCGCCGTCAACAACTTCACCGTTGACGACATCACCCGGAGCGTGCGCGAGCTCACCCAGTACACGCCGGGTATTGCCGCGGTAGGTGGCGCGGTGGCCGCGATGGGGCTGCAGAACATCCCTATCTTGGGGAAGTTCCTGCCCGCGATCAACCCGATTGCCGCTGCGCTCCTCGCGGTTGCCGCGACCTCGCCCCCGATCCGACAGGCCGGTGCCGAACTCATGGGGGCGCTCAAGCCGCTCGCCCCGGTGGGCATCGAGGTGGCCAAGGCGTTCTCGAATACCCTTGCCGCAGCTCTCCCGATCGTGGCGGGCGCGATCATCGCGGTCACCCGCGTCGCCGAACCTCTGGTTGGGGTCGTCTCGGCGATCCCCGCTCCGGTGCTCGCGGCCACCATCGCCGCCATTGGGCTCAGCAAGGGGCTCAGCGACGTGGTGAAGCCCACCGCAGCGTTCGGACAGGTGCTGCAGCGCCTCGGTGAGCAAATGGCTGTGCAGAGCGCACTCGGCGCGATGGAAGGCAACACCAGCAAGCTCGCCGGCACATTCGGCGTAGCAGGCAGAGCCGCGACCGGGCTGGGTCTATCGCTCAAGGCTGCGTTTATCTCGAACCCTGTCGGCCTGGCAATCACTGCCGTAGCGATCGCCGCGGGCGCGCTCGTCGCGGGCTTGTCTGCTGCCGGTGAGGCGGCCGCCAACGCCACCCGGAAGGTCGAGGACTACCGGCAGACCCTCTCTGAGACCGGGAACACGACCGCGCGCACGGCCGAGCTCATAAAGAAGAACCTCGATGAGGCGTTCTCATCCTCGGATGCGTGGACTGGTGCCGAAGACATCTCCGAAAAGATCGAGGGTGTCGGCGTCAGCTCTGCGTGGGCCGCGGACGCGATCAAGAGCGGCGGGCCTGCCTATGATGCGCTGATCGCTCAGCTTGAGCAGACGTCCAAGCAGACCGAGCGCACCACCGATATCCATGGGCGTGCATCCGAGCAGATGACCGAGAATGCGCGCATCGCCCTCCGAGTCAAGGAAGCGGTTGAGGCAGAGCGCGGGGCCGTCGAGAAGTCCACCGAGGACTATAAGAAGGCTCTCGAGCAGTACAAGCAGAACTACATCGCGATGAGCGATGCAGAGCGCAAGTCTCACGATCTCGCGATCGCTTTCGAGGCCGCGGGCAACGAGAGCAACAGTGCAGCCGACCGGATCCGGGCAATGCGCACCGCGCTGGACCTGCTCAACGGCGGGGTGAAGTCCGCCGCGGACCTCACCCAGGATCTCAACAAGGTCGGGCGCGATCTGGTCACGGTGTTCTCCGAAACGGACGAGAGCGGGAAAAACCTCGCGAAGTCCCTGATCATCACCGGCGGCGAGTTCGACACCACCTCGGCAGCCGGGGCCAAACTCCGAGACGCGATGAAGGCTGTCCAGGGCGAATCGGACGAGGCGCTGCGGTCGGCGACGGACCTGTCGCTCAAGAACAAGGGTGTAGGTCTCTCGGCGAAAGAAGCTGCCGAGGTGATGATCCCGTACGCGCAGAAGATCCGCGAAGCAGGCGCTGCCGCTGGCCTGTCGGAACAGGATATTCAGTCGCTGATCGATACGTGGACGGGCGACCCTGTCACTCGTGCATTCATCCTGACCGGCTCGGAGAAGATCCCCGAGATGCGAGTGCGAGTCGCTGAGCTTGCGAAGGAACTGGGGACAGTTCCGGAGGAGGTCGAGTTCCTCGTCTCCGACGACGGCACTATCACCGCGATGAACCGGAGCATCATCGAGCTCTCCAAGTCATCGGGGGAGATCCCCAGGCACGTCGCCTTTGCGATCACGGATAACGGCACCCTCGATGCGACCCGGCTTGCCGCAATCAAGCTGGCCGACCAGATCACCGCCACACCTGACAAGCACATTGAGATCGACAGCCCGGCCGATGCGATCACCGAATCGCTAAAGGTCCTCGGGTTCACCGTGACCAGCCTGCCGGATGGGCGGGTCAGGCTCACGGCACCGGACATCCCGCTCATCGATCGACAGCTCGATGATCTGACCAAGAAGCGCCGCGATGCCACGATCAACGCGGTGCAGGGCCGGGACGAGGCTTCGAACTGGCTGACTCAGCTGACTCAGGCGCGCACTGTGAAGATCGGGGTCACCTATGACCAGGCCAAGGGCCCGGTGCCGATTCCGAACGCTAACGGTGGCATGTACAGCTACGGCGGCGGGAACGTGCAGGCGTTTGCAAACGGCGGGTTCCCCAGCGGGATCTACGCCGGCATGGGCGCGGGGATCCACAAGTTCGCGGAGAAGGAAACGATCTGGGAAGCCTACGTGTCCGGGAAACCCGGGCAGGAAAAGCGGAACCAGGCGATCCTCTCGGAGGCCGCGCGCCGCCTCGGCGGGGTCGCAGCATTCGCGAACGGCGCGATCGCCAACTCCCGGGTGACGACCTCGGGTGCTGGCACCCCACCGACCCCCGTCGGACCGCTGGCAACGCAGGTCGTCGTCCACCCCGAAGTGTCCCTCGCGGGCGCGGTCCTGTCAGCAACCATTGACGGCCGCCCCATCGAAGTGATGATTCATGACCAGATCGTCCAGGCCGACGCCGCAGCGTCATCTCAGATCCGACGAGGAAGGGCACGGTTCTAATGCCATACGCACCAACAATCACCCCCTACCTGGACAAAAACCCGTGCCCGCGCGTGGAAGTGCTTTTCCGCACCTTCGCGCCGGGCACGGCCACTGTCACGGTATGGCGCACCGCAGGCCGCGACCGGCGAGAGCTACGCGGCGCAGTCCGCGCACCCGTTGCTGGGGCACTCGCCCGAATCGACTTCGAAGTCCCATTCGGTATCGATGTCACCTACCGTGCAGAGCAATTCGATTCACGCGGAGTTTCACTGGGCTGGACCGACACGGCCTCGGTCCAGCTCGATATCGCCGAAACATGGCTCCACAACCCTCTGGACCCACGCGGAGCAGTCCTTGTGGAGTTCCGCCCCGACGCTGCCAACAGTATTTCCCGCCCTGCAATGGGCTCACTGGTTCGAGTCCAGGGCCGAACCGCTGGCGTCTGGATGGGAAGTGGACGATCCGGGGTCACAGAAGTCCGACTCGACGTCATGACCCGAACGCTCGAAGACGCAGACAAGATCGCGGCAATGCTCGGGGACCAGAACACTCCCCTCACCCCGGTCCTGTGCTTTCGCATCGGAACGCGTGACCGTATCCGACTCCCGAAACCGTTTTACGCCGCGGTGCCCGACATCCAAGAGCAATACATCGACCCCGAAGTTGCTGGCGCCCATATTGCCCACCTCATGACGGGGTCGGAAGCGGACCCGCCAGTCCCCGGGCTGTTTGTGCCGCTACTGACCAGAGCGGATCTCGATCGGGCATACCCCACTCGCGCAGCAATGGACGCAGACAACGCCACCCGAATTGGGCTGGACCGTCGATACGAATTCGCAGGAGGTGGACGATGAGACAGACTTCCCCGGCGCTGGCCGACGCGCTGCTTGCCTCGATCTCTCACCGGCTTGTCGCCGATGTCTACCACGGTGCTGACCGTGTGATGCAAGACCTAGACCTCACCGAGTGGGATTATCAGTGGGATCTCAGTGCCGACATCAAATCCGGCGGGTCTGCGGTGGTGGTTTATCAGCCGCCTGCCGGCGCGAGTTTTGCCCCCCAAGGCATGCGCGGGGCCCTATCGCCCTACCGCGGGGCACGGATACAAGCATCGCTCCTCGTGCAAGTGGGCGCGCTCGAGGAGCGGGTTGTGCTCGGGTGGGGACGAATCATGCAGGTACCCGAAGCAAAAGATGAATATGCGATGGTGGGCGGCGTGGAACGATGCGTGTCGTCCCGCGTGAAGATCGTTTGGGACGGCCTCGATACCGATATTCAGTCGCGTGGCTTCCGGTACCCCACCGAAGCGCGCGGGCGGTCGTGCTGGTCTGAGCTGCGAGCAATCACCGGGTTCCCTGTCATCGAAAACGTCGCCGACGCGAATCTCCCCGCGGGGACGGTTTGGGAAGCAAAGCAAGGCGGCCGGCTCGAGGCGGTGCAAGCAATCGGGTCCGCCCTCGGCGGGCGCATCGTCGTGACCCCGGCAGGGGAGCTTTCACTGGCCCCGAATACCCTCGGACCAGTCGTTGCTACATTGCGCACGGGCGCTCTCGGAACGATTACCGATATCACCTCTCCGATCAGCCTGGACGGCGTTTACACAGCCGTGGTCGGCGTGTACGAGACCGAGGACCGTGCGCCGATCTACTCGGTCGCCGAAGTTCCTGCTGGAACATTCCCTGGGCTGCCTGAGCGAACTCGATACCACGCGTCAGACCTCGTCAAACATCAAGAAGCTGCAGACAAGGCCACGAAGTCCGTGCTCATGCAGTCCCTCGGGTCGTTGACTTACCGGGTGGCTGTGCAATGCCTGGTGGACCCACGCATAGAAATCAACGATCATGTCCGTGTCGAGGCCCCTGGACGTACTGTGCAAGGCCGGGTAGTCGCGGTGAAGCTCGGGGCTTCCGAGCTCATGAACCTCGCTCTCGATGTTCCGATGGAGGTGCCTCTGTGACCCTTCAGGCCGAAGCAATCGCTGAAATCGCTGCTCGTATTCCCACGGTCCGTCGAATGACGGGGAGATTCGTGCGCATGGACGGGTTGCTCGCAGTAGTTGAAGTAGGGCCCGGGGTGTATGCCCGGGCCCGCTGTGTCGGGTGGTCAACCTTTATCCCCGGGATGGTGCTGCAGCTGCAGCATGATGCCGGGCAGTTGATCGCTACTGGACCCGCGAAACCACTAAACCCGATCGGGACAGTCAAGGTCGCAGGCACCCCGATCTCAACAGTGACCGTCGATGGGGTCGATTACCCTATGTCGCGTTTGGCCACCTACACTCCTCGCCCCGGCGATGTCGTGGTTTTGGACTGGTCCTCAGCCACGATAAACGGTCTGCGCACGACCTCACCTGAACCGCCCCCGCCAGTGCCCCCCGAAGGCGGCGGGGCGGAACCCTTAGATCTCACAGTTCAGGCCGCCAGCTCGGGAAATTACTGGCGCGGCGGTGGGATCTGGAACAGCACTGACCCCCGAGCCTCCACGAACAACACCGGCGCATGGTTCTACGGTTCCAAGATATCCGACTCGCTCGTTGGTGCTGCGCTCTCAGGGGCCTCGGTCTTTCTTCCGGCTGCCCGGCAGCCAGGGACCGTGCTGTTGGGTCTCCACCCGCATCTCACCCAGCCCGGGGGGCAGCCCACTGTTTCCTCCGCGACCGCGATCCCTTCCGCGACAGGCTGGGTGCCCCTTCCTAGCGGGTTTGCCGCGGCTCTTCAGTCCGGAGCTGCCCGTGGGCTCACCGTCCAGTCCAGCAACGGCGACAACCTTTGGCGCGGAGTCCCCGCTGACCCACTCTCAGGAGCAATCCGCTTCACCGGAACGCGATAAACCTTGCCCCGTATGGGGCTTTACTTTTTGGAGGCCTAATGGCTGTAGATAGATACAACTCCGTCACCGGGGCGGAAGAATTCTTAGACCAGGGAGCCCCCGCGGGAGCATCCGATCTGAGCGCTTTGGGCGCATCAATCGCCAGGAAGGGCACCCGCATTTACGGCCCCACCCTGGGCGATGACGGCCGTGAAGCATTCCGGTTCCATCGGAACGGAATCCTCTGGTACGACACCACAGAAGGACGACTTTACGAAAGCTGGGGAGGTGCATGGCGGCCGTACTTTGCAGTTGAGGAATTCACCAACAACGTTGCAGGTATCCCTGACAGGCAAGTTTTCAACTTCGGCGCGATGGTCCGTGATGCTGCCGCGTCCACTGCAAGCCTCGCTGATATCAACGGCGGCGGAGAGGTGAAAATCCTACGGGCGGGGCTTTACTCCATCAGCTACTACGGCGCATTCAGCGTGCCGGTCACGGGGCGCACATACTTCGAGATCAAAACCGCAGGTGCGGCTCGTGCCCGCAACAGTGTTCAGGCCGAAGACAACACGGCAAGCGTCTCGGTGCCCTCAGTTAGGCTCGCCGCGGGAGCTATTATCCGTGGTGAGTTTTTCAAGACTAGCGGGTCGGCTTCTGCGAATCTCAACGGGCGAATTACTATCGCGCGGCTCGGGGACATCTGATGCCATTTCTTCGACTCACCTCCCAGCCGCTCACCTCCCCGTACGGGTGGCGGGTCTTGCCCAGCGCCGGCCGCACTTTCCACAAGGGTGCCGACTTCGGTTTCTCCTACCGCATGCCGATCTCCGTGTGTGGCGACGGGGTCGTGACTGAGGCGGGCGTGCACCGCGAGTACGGCAAGTACGTGCGCGTGGACCACGGTGCCGGTGTCACGACCTCTTACCATTCCGCCGATGAGCTGTGTGTGAAGGTCGGCGACCGCGTCCGCCTGGGCGACACCATCGCCCTGGCGGGCCGTTCCGCGATGGGCGCGACCGGACCTCACCTCCACCTCGGCCTGTGGCTCGACGGCCAACACACGGATCCCCTGCAGTACCTCACCCCGGGCGAGACCCGCCCCATCCGCGAACCCGAGGCCGCCACTGCCTCCATCACGAAAGCAGACATCATGAACAAGATTATCCGCATCCAGTCAACGAACCGCGGTATCGCGCTACTTGGCCCCTGGGGCTACCGTCATCTGAAAACCGATCGCGAGGTCGCCGCATCGAACGCAATCATCGACCTGCACCTGAACGGCAGCGATGCCGAGTTCGATGCTTGGAAGTCACTCGTTTCGGGGTGGCAGAAGTAGGTGCCGGAGGTAGAAGTCCCCGCCTGGCTCGCGCCCATCGTGATCGCCGCGATCGCGGCATCCGGGGCGTGGGCCGGGGCTTGGCTCAACTCCCGCGGCGGCCGCCGCAACACCGACCACACCCGCATCACCACGCTCGAGGCCCGCGTTGACGCGCTGTCGCGCCGCAACACGATCCTGTGGAACTACAACCGAGCGCTGATCGACCACATCTACCGCGGCTCCCCGCCGCCCCCGCCCCCTATCCCAGAAGGAGCCTTGTAATGGCCCGTCACGCAGTAGAAACCCCGTCCGGGGAAATCTGGTTCAAGAACCAGCGAGCACTCCGCACCGCCCTTGCGGTCGGTATCCCGGCCCTGATCGGCCTGGTCGCGATCCTGCCCGAGATCATCCAGGCGGTCCTCGCCGAGGCCGGCGAGAGCTTGCCGGCAGGGCTGCGGTTGTGGCTCGCGGGCGTGGCCGCGCTCATCACCACGGTAGCCGCGACCATTTCCCGGGTCATGGCCATTCCCGCGGTAGACGAGTGGCTGCGCCGCTGGACCCCGTTCGGGTCCACCCCGCGCGGCGAATAACAAAGGTGGGGCGGCTCTCGAAAGAGTCGCCCCACCTTTTCTGCGTTTAACGCCTACTTACGACCAAGCTCAACGGCCAGGTCGTGGAGGTCTTCGTTCGCTGCCACGAGCCCCGGAGTAATCTCGCCTTCGGTTGGCAGGTCCAGAACGTCCATGGAAATGCGCATGCCGCGAATACGAACATCAGACATCTCGGCCGTGGTCAGCTTGTTCTCCAAGTCCTTCCGTGCCCAATCGACTAGCGTCATGGCGCGCACTGAAACGTCGGAGCGCGACGAAGCATCTTTGAGCTCGAGGCTGGTCGCCCAGGTGACAGCGTCTTCCAGGCTGGCGACATCGGTAGAGGCTGAAATCTCACGCACGGTCTCGGTTGGCGAAGGGGCTGCCTGTTCAGGCGATTCGCCGCTTGCGCAGCCGGTGAGCGCGAGCGCGCCGACGATCGCCAGCACGGGAAGAATCTTCGAAGTCATGCCCACAGTGTAGCGGCGGCCGGCGACCATTAAAACCCCTCGTCTGGGCACCGGGCTCGAGAGCCCCTAGCTAGCGTCCCCTCGCATGAGCGAATTGGTGACGGTCGCAGCCTCTTGGAAGGCGGCCGGCATGATGTGCCCGTACACTGACGTGGTTATCCCGATATCGGCATGCCCCAGTCGCCTGGAAACAACATAGATTGAGACGCCGGCGTTGAGTAGCCAAGATGCGTGAGTGTGCCGGAGGTCATGGGGGCGGGGCTTCTTTGTGAGGCCGGCCTTTCCTGCGTCACGGACTGCGTGTTGCCAGCCGTGTTGATGGAATGTCGAAGTGCGCAGCTGATGTCCGCTCTGGTTGGGGAAAACGAGAGCGTGCGGGCGCGGGGCTTTTGCGAGCTTCTCCACGAGGTCCAGCGGTAGGGATACTTCTCGGTCGCTGGGCGAGCTCTTGGTTGACCCGAGGAAGAACCCGCGACGCTCGTCGCGCTTCCATGCCTTGTCCACTCGGACGAGCGGGACTCGTCCGGTGAGGTCCAGGTCTTCCCAAGTTAGCGCGGTCGCCTCGCTGAATCGGAGGCCAGTGGACACCAGGAACTCGGCTAGCAGCCTGTGTCTTTCCGGAAGGTGTTCGGCCAGCAGGGTGTATTCATCGCGAGTAAGGAAAGTCGCCCGGCGGCCACCGCGCTGCTCATTCGGGAGCGAAACCAGCTCGCACGGGTTGTCGCCGCGCCAGTTCTTGCGTACGGCCATTTTGAAGGCACTGGACAGCAAACCGATCGCATTCGCGATGGTCTTACGAGACATGCCAGCAGCTACCTCGGCTTTGATCCACGACGCGAGATGTTCTTCGTTGACCACGTCAACGGGAAGTGCCCCGAGGGAGTCTTTCAGGTGGTGCTCGATAATAGACCGGTATCCAGCGATCGTCCCAGCGCTTGGCTTCGTGAGGAGCTGCAGGTGCTTGTCGAGCATGTCTATGACGAGCGGGGTTTTTCGCGCGTTGCTTTCGAGGATGCGTTCAGCGGCGGAAAAACTCTGCCCATTTGCGTCCAGGAGGCGTTTTAGCGTCTCGGCGGCGTCCATTGTGGCTACGGTGACGCTGGTTTGCTTACCCGTCTCGGGGTCACGCCACAGGACCGCCAGGGATACCGCGCCGTTCTTTTGGACGCGCTTTCGAATGCTTGCCATGCCAAAAGAATAGCCGCCCATGTCAACGGATTTTGACTCCGTGTCAACATGTGGGCGGCTATTCCTTGTGTTTACTGGCGGAGACGGCGGGATTTGAACCCGCGGTCCCCTTAGGGGGACTCCACCTTAGCAGGGTGGTGCACTAGGCCACTATGCGACGTCTCCTTACCTCGCGAGCGAGGTACGTTGCAAGCATATCGGAACCTTGCCGCCGCGCCGAATCCACGCGCGAAAAAGGCGGGGAAAATTTCCGATTGCCCCTCGGGAAGGGACTACTTGCGCTTATTTCCGGCCGAGCAGGTCTGCTCGCCGGCGCTCTGACCGGTCACCGTAGACGGCAGTTCCACCACGGCGGGCGGGGCCGACGGATCGGTCGGGGTTGTGGAGGAACCACCGGCGGGCGGGGCTGCCGGGGTCTGAGATCCACCGGCCGGGGGCGCGGCCGGAGTCTGGGATCCACCGGCAGGCGGGGCCGCCGGGGTTTCCGTTCCGCCCGCGGGAGGCTCGGTCACCGATCCCAGGCCGGTTCCACCGGTCAGGCTGATGTGCTGGTCGGCCTTGATCGCGTCGAACAGGGTCTTGGCCGGACCCGGCAGCGGCTCAACACCGTTATGGCCGGGCTTGTCAACGATCGCGTTGGGGTACTGCACAAACACGATCTGGTCCAGCGGAATGTTCTTCAGCGCCAGGGCGATCTGCACCATCGTGTTGACGTCGTTCAGGCTGGTGGAGAGCGTCATATTGCTCACCGCGGCCTTGGCGATCGAGAACAGCTTGGTGGGGTCGGAAAGCGTGTTGCTGGACTGCAGGGTGCGCACCAGCGAGGACAGGAACACCTGCTGATTGCTGATCCGGCCGAGGTCGGACCCATCACCCACGCCGTGTCGGGTGCGCAGGAACTGCAGCGCCGCCAGACCCTGCAGGGTGTGGTTGCCCGCATCCAGGAAGGTGCCGGTATAGGGATCGGAAATGCCCTTGGCCACACACACTTCCACGCCACCCACGGCGTTCGAGAGCTCGATCACACCGCTGAACTGCACCTCGGCCGCGTAGGGAATGTCGAGTCCGGTCAGGGCCTCCACGGTCTTGACCGTGCACGCCAGGCCGCCATAGCCCAGGGTCGTGTTGATCTTCTGCGAGGACATCGCCGGGTAGGTGCCACCCTCGGGCTTGGGGCACGAGGGAATCGGCACAAACATGTCCCGGGGGAAGCTCACCACGGTCGCGGCGCTGTGGTCCTCGGAAATATGCAGCAGCATGGTCACATCGTTGAGCACGCCGGTTTCCTTGGTGGGGTCACCAAAGAGCGCGGGATCCTGCCCCTGACGCGAATCGCTTCCCACCAACAGGAGGTTGACACCGCCCTCGATCGAATCGATCGACTTGGGTGGGGGTGACTCCTTACCGAGGTCCACCGAGGGCTTGATCGAGGACACCACGTCCCACACCGCGTAGGCTCCCACGCTCGCCCCGCTCACCAACACCACGGCGAGCGCGCCGGCCAC